ACGACGACGCTATGAGTCCTAGCGGAGTAGTCGGTACGGCTTGCCATAAGGTAGCCGAGGCGTACTTCGGGAACGGCAAGTCTACGGACGAAGCTATCCAAGTCGGTTACGACTATATAGATTCCGTTAGCGAGTCGGAGATAGATTACGGTAAGACCGGCTCTAGAGAAAAGATATTAACCGAGTTTAAGCAAGCTATCGGCTTCTTCTTCGAGGAGCTTCCGGTATTCCACGAGATACTAGGAGTCGAAGTATCTATTACGACCGAGATAACCGGAGTCGACGGTAACGTATTACCGCTTCCGGCTAAAGCTAAAATAGATATGGTAGCTAAGAATAAAATCGGGGAGCTAGAAGTTATCGACTGGAAGTTTAGCCGAGGTTATACCGACCCCGACGTAACGGACTTCTCGAAGTTTCTTCAAGCGATGTTCGACTATCATATCGTTAAAGAGAAGTACGGCGAAGCTCCGGCTCGAGTTATCTTTAGGGAGTGTAAAATCTCTAAGAATAAGAATAACGAACCGCAGATTCAAGACTACGTTATCGACTTTAAAGAGGATACTCTATACGGCGATTTCGCTACGTTCTATAAGCTCTATAACGAAGTTACGAAGTATATTAGCTCTCCGACCTCTATCTACCTACCGAACCCGAACGATTACTTTAACGGTCAAAACTCTTTCGACGCTTTCCGTTTAGGTATTATCGGTACGGAAGCTCCGGTAGCGGTTAAGCATAAGGTCGCTCAAAAGACTTTCGTAGATAAGAACTACGTACCGTCCGCTAGCGAGCGAGTCGAGAACCAAGCTTTAAGCGACGAAGAAAAGATACGACTTAAACTACAAGAGTTCGCTATGCCGGTCTCAATGGAGGAGACGTTCGTCGGAGCGTCCGTTACAAAGTACACGCTAAAGCCGTCTAGAGGTATAGCTATGAGTAAAATCGGTAGAGTCGGTAACGATATAGCTCTCGCTCTCGGAGCGGAGTCCGTACGTATCGAAGCTCCTATTCGGGGTACGAACCTCGTAGGTATCGAAGTACCGAGTAAGAACCGGAAGCGTATCGACCTCGTAGAAGCTCACTTTAAAAAGGGTACGACTAAAATCCCTATCGGTATCGACGTATTCGGTACGGTCCACTATAAAGACCTCGCCGATATGCCGCACTTACTAATAGCCGGAGCGACCGGTAGCGGTAAGTCGGTAATGCTAAACGTAATCTTAACGGCTCTAACGAAGCAGAATAGCCCCGAGGCTCTACGACTAATCCTCGTCGACCCTAAAGAGGTAGAGCTAGCTTCTTACGCTAAATTAAAGCACCTCGACCGACCTATCGTTACGACGAACGAGGGAGCTATCGAAGTTATCGACTACGTAGTCGGACTAATGGGAGAACGCTATAAGACGTTAAAGAAAGCCGGAGTAAAGAATATCGAGGAGTATAACTTAAAGAATAACTCCGCTCCGCTATCTCGCTACGTCGTAGTAATCGACGAGTTCGCCGACCTAATGATGACGGCTAAGAAGTCGTCTACGGCTAGCCTAGATATTAAAGAGCTAACCGAGTCGATTAACCTATTAGCTCTAACGAAGCTCGTCGCCGGTAAAAAGATTACTCAGAAAGACGTAGCCGGAGTTCTATCTAAGCTTAAAGAAGACGCTCTACCGGAAGTAGAGACCTCTATAATCCGTATCGCTCAGAAAGCTAGAGCCGTAGGTATCCACCTCGTACTAGCTACTCAGCGACCAAGTGCGGACGTAGTAACCGGTCTAATTAAAGCCAACGTACCGACTAAGATAGCTTTCGCTACGACTTCCGAGGTTAACTCTCGAATTATCCTCGACGAGTCCGGAGCGGAGGAGCTTACCGGTAAAGGAGATATGCTATTCCAAGACCCGAGTTCTAGAGACCTAAAGCGTCTACAAGGACTATATATTTAACGTAAAATAAGGAGACTAACCTATATGGGAGGTACTAAAAATGGTGGACAAAAAGTTAAAGCGAAGCTTACTAGAGAAGACCCTGATTACTATCGTAAGATTCGTTCTCAGCGTAAGAGCTATCCTAAGCACGACGGTCAATTCGATACGGACTCGGCGAAAGAAGTCGGTAAAAAAGGCGGAGAGCGTAGCCGTCGACCAAAAGCCCGAAGACTTACTCGCTAATTTTCCGCTACACTTCGAAGAAGTTAAACCGCATAAGCTAAAATTAACTAAGAAAGGTAAAAAATAATATGAAAAAACTACTACTAGGTATCGGCGTAGGAATAGGAGTCGTAACGGCTCTTATCCTCGCTCCTATCGGTTTCGAGCCGGTAGGATTAACGAACGCCTCTAACGGCGACGGCTGTCCGGACGGAAGCTATAATATCGGAACGAAAGACGGAGTAAATCCTATCTGTAAGCTTGAGCCCACCGGTTGCCCTTGGGGAGATTCCGTACCTATGGATAAATGTTCTCCTCCGTCGGATATAATCTGTAACGCCGACTGGACGGACTGTAAACCTAAAATAGAAAGCGAGCCTACTAATGTACCAGCACCGACTAGTAATACAGGGAATACCGAGAGTCAAGAAGAACAACCAGTCGGTTGTTTTGGCTCGAAGTAGAAGCGGTAAAGTCTTTCCTAAGAAAGTCGATACTCCGGCGTATAAGATATGGCATAAAAACGCCATACCGCAGATTAACCTACAGAAGCCTAGTCTAGAGATAGACTTTCCGATAAACCTAGCCTGTAAGTTCTATATGGATACCGCCGGTAAGGTAGACTTATCCGGTCTATACGAGGGAATACAGGACGTACTCGTAGAGCTTAACGTCTTAATCGACGATAACTATACTATCGTAGCGTCTCACGACGGAAGCGGAGTCTTTATCGACCGAGATAATCCTCGTATGGAGATAGAGATTACGGCGAAGTATCCGGACGCTCGAATAACTCAGCCGGCGACGCTATCGGCTTTAAATAAGAATAAGGAGGTCTTCTAGTGAAGAAAATAACTATAGCGTTCGACGTAGACGGTACGTTAATCGACTCCGACGGCAATACTAACTGGCGGATAACGGAGCTACTACGTACTCTATCGCAGTTTAAGAACGTAAATATAGTAGTATGGTCCGGAGGCGGTAAATCCTACGCCGAGATGATAGTCCGGCATTTAGGGCTAGAGAAGTACGTAAAGGCTTGCTACGCTAAGAACCATTTAGGTAAGGACGATAGTGGTAAGCACCTTTTCGACCCCGAGATTACGCCGGATATAGCTATCGACGATATACAGGACTGCGAACTCGGTATCTTTAACCTAATAGTAAGAGAAAAATAAAATGGTATCGGGTGGTAAAATAAAAAGACTAGACGGCGTATATCACTACTGCGGAGCTTGTAGAGAGATAGAGAAGAACTTTAGATTACTTCCTACTACAGCTACTATATTTAGCGATTACGTCGTCTTTTTTCGCTTTAATCCGTATAAACCTTGTACGTCTTACTTCGTAAAGGAAGTAATATAAGATAATGATAGTTAACAGTCGTCAATATAATACCCTCCATACCGTTATACGTCGGTATTGGACTAAGACCGGAATATGCGAGATATGCGAAAAAGAAAATAAAACCGAGTGGGCAGATAAGAACGGTAAGTACGTCTATAATCGTGATGAGTTTTTAGAATTATGCCGTAAATGCCACTCTATTTACGATACTCTAAGGAGATACGAGGATAGATTACAAAAAAACTCTGGACAAAAGTAAGCGTTTACGTTATACTCATAGCTAAGGTTAAGTAATAAATAAAAACCTTAAATAAAAATTAACAATTTAGCTATAGAACCTCTCGACCGTAAGCCAACTAGCTAGTAACTAGGGAAGCCCAATACCGGCAACTACCGGAGCGTAAGCGGACGAAAAGGCTAATAAAACCGTCGAGACGTTCTATAGCTAAGATAGATAAAGGAGACCAGTCCAATGTCAAAAGAACAACAAGTAACCGAAGATAAAGCCGAGGGTATCGTAGACCGATTCCTCGCTAGCGGATTCGTAGCGAACGTAAAGCTCGTCGCTCTAACCGCTAAGAGAGTAATACTAATCGTAGTTCCTCTGGGTATATCTACCTACTTACTACATACTCAAGCCGATAAGCTAGTTTTAGCTCTAGGAGTCGCTCTAGGACTCGTCGGAGTACTAAATATACTAACTACCGCCTATACCGCCGAAAAGCTCGCCAAGCCTAGCAAACGTCGCTAGGGTGGTATAATTAAAGGGTGTATAGATATATGAAGTACATAATTTTACTTCTTATCGGGGTAGCCATAGTAGCGACCGTACTACCGGATAAGAGGGATTCGAATAGCAATTTAGATAAAATCGAATCTACGACTAGCTCTATAGCTTCTCCCGAGGTAAAGGCGGAAGAAGTAAAAGAGCCGGTTAAAGATACTCCTAAAGAAGATACACCGCCTCCTACGGTAGACGTAGTAAAGGATAACCCGAATAAGTGCGATACTAATACCGAGTGGATTTATCCGGACGGTAGCTGTCATAAGAAGCAAAACGAGAGCATAGCTTCTTCTACGACCGCTCCTACGGCTTCTAGCTCCGGCGGTTGCGAATTAGTACGTAACTATACTAACTGGAACGTAGACGTAGCGTACGCCGTCTGTATGGCAGAATCCGGAGGTAATAGTAATGCCTATAACGGTAACGACCACCATAACGGCTGTACTGGCTCTCTAGGCTTAATGCAAATAGCCTGTATCCATAACGGTGCAAGTTTCGACCCTGCTACGAATATAGCTACGGCTAATCGACTTTGGTCGCAATCCGGTTGGAATATCTGGGGAGCGTATACTAGCGGTAAATATCTAAAATACCTGTAGAATATATTAAGTGAGGTTTTCGGCTATTAACTTAGTCGGCTATAAAATAAAAATATAGCAATAGTTTTAGGGAAAAAAAGACGACGGCATTTGCGAGAGCCGTCGTCTTTAATTTAGGAGGTTTTAGTTTTTTATCGTGGAGTACCCGACTAGAGGGGGTGGGCACCGCTAGCCGGTAAATCCCCACGCTCGAGAGGAGGACGTTCGCCGAATAGCACTAACTGGCTATCGTCGTATAAGTCCTCCGTCTCCGGCGTAGGTACTAAACCTCGTAAAGCTAATTCTCCGGTTACTCTTTCTATATCGCCTATTAAACGAACGTGCTTCTCTAAAAGATTATCTCGAATACCAACGACTACGCCGTCCGGCTCTTTTCCGAGATTATATTTTATTCCGTCTATTCGTTCGCTCGGCATAATTTAACCTTGTAAGAACTTAGGTGCGATACCTTTAGAGTCGATATTCGGGTTAACGTGGCGATAGCGGTCGATAAGCTTAATAAGCCCTGTGATACCGGCTAGTACGACGAACGCTAGGTTTACTTCTAGACCGCCTATAACGACGTTAATATCGTTTAGGTCTCCGCTAGCGACTAAGTTAACTAGGAACGTAGATACGAGTCCTAGAAGTCCGAACCATATAAAACGTCCGAAGCTCTTAGCGAGTTCGATTAAAGCTTTTTTATCCATTATCTTTTTACCTTTCTATACTTTAAAGTTCTTAAATAAACCGGTTAGAAAATCTACTATAGCTTTTATAGTCTTCTCGATTAGGTTAAGACGTACGACTATATCCGAGTTACTAGGAGTATCGGGGTTAGTATCTATCGGAGTTTCCGGAACGGTCTCTACCGGTACTTCCGGAGCGTTCGGTACTTCTATCATACTATCCGCCGGTACGCCCCAATTCTTAGCGTTATCTCTAGCCCACTTCGAGCGGTAGTACATCTTATTATTAGCTAGAGTAATCTTCTCGACTATATCTATATCTGTATTTATAGGTAAAGCCGTACCTTGATTCGCCATAGTATCGAGGTTAATAACGAATAGTTCTCGGCTCGTTCGGAGCTTACGAGGGTTATCTAAAGGAAGCCATACCGGTATCGGAGTCGGAGGAACAGGGTCGGGTACGGTAGGAGGAGTCGGCGTAGGTACGTAATCGTTAGCGTCGGCTACGTTAAAGCCGTTAGTCGCTCGGATATTACCCTCGTTAAAGCTATAGGCGGTCATATAGTAACGTCCGCCGAGAGAGTTCTTACCTATCGCTACTACGTCTACCGACCAACCGGCAGGATACGGCTCGCCTACAGGTTTAGCGGAAGCCCAATCGTTAAAGTTAAAATCCCATAACCTCGTAGCTTTATTAAGAATAACTCTCTTAGGAGTAATCCTTTCGTAACTAAGACTAGAAGCCGGAGGAGTCGGCGGAGCTACTGGACCGGCTAAAATAGCCGAAGCTTTATCCCACTCGAGTTTAGCGTAGCCTTTATCCTTTAAATCGGCAGGGCATAGAGTAATAGTACTCGATACGTCTTTATGATATGTAATAGCCGTATTAGGATAGGCTTTTCTAAGAGCGACGATAAGAGTCTTTAGATTATCTAGCGTAGTTTGGTCGTGATAACCTCGCCAATCGCCCCGAGTCTCGATAGTAATACTTTCGGTATTCGATACCCAATTACCGTTAGTCCAAGCGGTATCGGCGGTATCTACGTACTGCTCTATCTGTCCGGCTTTATTACCGACCCAAAAATGCGAAGAACCGTTACGAGTAGGATTAGCCCATAGATAGCGGAGAGTATCTTCCCAACCGGCGGAGTGATGAATCGTAATATATCTAACAGCTCGTTCTCTACCTGGGGTGTAGTTGTTTATATGAGCTTGGTAAAATGGTACTCCGGCTACTCTCATCGCTTTGGTCTCCTTTTAGCTATTAAGCTTATTATACATTATTTAGAAAATTGAGCGATTAAGAAGCCTAGAAAACCGCCGAGAGTAGCACAGGCTGTACCGACGATTACCATTTGAGCCCTTATATTCGAGATACGTCCTTTTAGGTTATCTACTACGCCGTTAAGCGAAGCTACATCTTTATTAAGAGTAATAATTTGGTCTGAGTAAAGTAGATTTTGTTTCTCTACTGCGGATATAAGCTTATTCGTTTGAGCGTCTAACTCGTATCGGAAGTCTTTAGATAACCGCTTCTCTTGTTCGAGTAGAGAGTTATCTATTAGAAGTTTGACTTCCGTCTTAGTTATGTTGTCCACGTCTTCCGCCATATCCTAGTTCCCATATCTTATTGTGTTTAAAAGCATAAGCCTATGGTAACATTTATTACTGTTAAAATTAACCCTCTACTAAAGGTTTTGCACTTAGTTCGGGGTCGATTAGATTCTCTCTAGTAACCTTATATCCGTTGTCTTGTAGGAAGTTAACTCTATCTTCGTGATTAACTCCGACGGTTTTGCCGGTTAGAATAAGCTCCTCAAACTCCTCTACGGTTATATTAGTATTAGGGTCTACTTTTATATCTTTTACAACTACGCCGTAGGCTATCTCTAGCTCTTTAATAGTTTTATTTGTCATATTTATACACCTCCCTTTTAAGTTCTTCCTACTAAGTGACCAGATAGGTACGTAACAGTCGGAGCGGTACCAATAGTCATACCGTTCACTCCGTTAGAAGTAACATAAAGTTCTATATAATCGTTTGCCGCTAATTTTATATCCACAGAGAAGACGGAGGAAGTAAATGTATCTGCTCCCTGAGATACACCCTCTAAATAGTTAGCACCATTTTTATAAATACCAGCAATTAAACGAATAGCTGCGGCGTTTACGGTACGGATTCCTCCGCTAATATTATAAATACCGGCGATAGGAGCGGTAAATCTGTAGTTAGTAGAGCTGTCAAAATTACTACCTTCATCAAAGTGCTCGGCGTTTAAGTTAACTTTACTAGTACCATTGGTAGTATTTTGAGCACTATTTAAATATGCGAAGAACGATACCGTAGCGGTTAAACTCTCGCTTGGCTTCAAAGTAGCCCCGAGAGGGTTAGCCGAAGTATAGGACGGAGACGTAATAGCTTCGTTAGCTAGCGTAGCTCCGTTTAGCATACGAATAGTAAATAGAGTTGCGGCAACTGTAATAAGAACAGCGTACTTAGTACCTCCGGTCGTTTGGGTAAACTTAATTATCATACCTTTGCCGTATTTGGTCGTAGCATCAGTAGGTACGGTTATAGTAGTAGCAGAGGCGTAAGTCCAAGATTCTCCGGCGGCAGTATAACCTAGGTCGGGTATACCGAAAGCGTTAGCTATCGTAATTTTCTTAGCGATATTAGCCGAACTATCTAGTACGACGAGATAATCGTCGGAGGCTAGGCTCGTTAGTTCGGTTAAAGCTGATATTCTACCCATAGTATTTAGGTCTCCTTATTCTTTATTATACATTAACTTGGCTCGGCAGGGTTATTTACATTTTCGAGTACTTCGAGATTACGCTTAATATCCTCTACTCGCTTATTTACTCGAGGTACGTTATAGGTTAGGGATAGAGGCATTTTATCCGGACTATACTCTTTCGATACGCTTTGTACGACTATTCCGTCGACTAGAGTACCGAAGCCTATAAAGCCGACCATTTCGCCGACGGCTACGTCTTCTAAGTAGAAAGTACCGTCCTCGGTAATCGTAATATCTCCGGCGTATAAAGCGTCTCGGAATTGGTCTATATCCGACTGCGATAATATAACCGCCGTAGAGCTAGAAGTAACTCGGTTATCCGACTTCTTCGCTAGACCTCGACGAGTACCGGTCTGCGGTATTTCTCTCGTACGCTTAAATAGAGCCGGATTACCGCCTCCGGAGAATAGAACGTCGTTAACTACCTTTTCGATAGTTTTAACTATCTTACCGGAGACTACGGATTGTCCTTTACGAAGCCACCTATCCGGAGTCGTAGAGCGTTCTTTAAGGTAAATCGTATCCGTACCGAAGTCGTAGTAGTAATACCAGTTAGCCGGACAGAGTTCTAGTACCTTTTCGATAGCTTCTTTAATCGTATTAGTTTGGAACGTATAAGATACGAGCGTCTCCGTAACTTCGATAGAATCCGAAGTATAATTTATTGCCGCTCCTCGGCTTTGTGCGAAGTCGACTATAGACCGTAGGATTTGACTCGGGTCTTTAGATAAGAAAGGTACGGTCGTATCCGCTCCGGCTTCGTAGAGAATAAACGCTATATCGCTTCCGGTATCGTTTACGAGTCCGGTATCGTTCGTATTATAGTAAACCGAACCGCTACCGTAAGCCGTAGAAGTATAGAAGTTTAGCGGATAAGTAGGATTGCCGCCGGTCTTAGATTCCGGAGTATCGAATACGAAGTGGTACGTACCGGCAGGAAGCGTTATAGGGCTATCGAAAGTAACGTCTAGATACGGTACTGGGAAGCTTCTATTAACCGAACTACTACCGCTACCGTAGGTCGTCGTAGGACTCGTCGGAGTACCGCCTACTATCGTTACGGTAAAGTCTACGTCGTAGTACCAACCGGCGTAAGGATAGAGACGTACCTTAGATACTACTTTTTGAACTCCCATAGAAAAGGTTTGAGCTAAGTAGAAGTAATCGGTCGGACCACCTCCGGCTATTCCGTAGCTTCCGCCGTTTAACGTCGAGTTTGTAATATACGGCGTGTCCTCGGTTTCGAGAATAATATTATTTAGGTCTTGAGAGTAAGAGCGAATCTCCGAACTAATAGAAGTACCGTCTAGCGGTAACTCCCAACGTGGAACGTAGCCTCGGAATATTGTGCGACCTAACGGATAACCCTCCTCGACGAGTATCATACTAGCGTCTTCGTTTAATATCGGGGTATCGTCTTCGTTTAATAGAGGCTCGAACTGTCCGTAGATAGAGTCTACTTCTACGTTTACGTTAGTATCGAGAGTCGTACCGCTACCTAGACCTGTAACCGGAGCTACGTCTATAAGAAGCGGAGAATCGCTTTCGTCGGTTATTACTACGTCGTTCTCGTTAAGTAGTTCGTCGACTGCCGGCTCGATAGATAAATCGTTACGAGCGAACTTAACCGGCATAGCTCCGATTACGTTATTTATATCTTGCTTATAATTAGGGTCGGTGTTTACGTCTCGCCAATCGCCTAAGTAGTCTCCGGCTTCGGAGCGTACTTTAAATCTCGCTCGCTTCTGCGGTAACTCTCGGTTAGGTGGATCTACGAATATACCTCCGTAAGAGCTAGCTTCTCCGTTAATCTCTATATCCCACGTAAACGTAACCCGAATACGTATATAATCCATCTTATAAGTAACCGTACCGCCTCCGGTAGCTTCCATATCGCCGTCTAGCTCCACCTCTATACCGTCGATAACAGCGTCGTCCGGAATGGTGTATAGGCTAGTAAAGCCAGATACGATAAGATAGTAGCTTTCCGGTCCAGAGTAAGATCCGTCGTACGAGCCGGTAGCGATAGCGATCCCGAACTTCTCTCCGTTTATTTGAGATCCGGTGATAGAACTCTCTCCCCAGAGGTCGCTAACTCCTCCGAGGTTGGCGAACGGAGACGTATCCGTACCGGAAGCTTCGTTATTAGCCGTCTCTATTACATCGTTAAATACGAGGTGAGCTTTATCGAGGTAGGCGGTCTCTCCTCCGGCATTAAAGAAGCTATATGTTGAATTAAAGCCGTCTATAGTAAAGAGATCTTCGGTCTCAACCCAAGCGGTCGTACCGACGCTATCGTCTTGAGCTACCCTAGTCGGTAAGAGCCAATCCGTTGTAAATTGCATAACGGCTAGACCTCCCCGATTACTATATCTCCCGAGGCTATCGGAAGATTATCCGTAGCGTTTAATTCGATAGGTAAATCGAACGCTCCGAAGTATAGTAGATTACCTCCGCTCGAAGCGTCTCGGATACCCCAATGAGTAACCGTAGTAGCTGGCATACTCGTAAACGTCTCCGACGTATTACTAACCTTAGCTCCTCCGGAAGCGTTAGCGAAAGATAGTTGTTGTCTAGCGTACGAACCGCCTACTACTTCCGTACCGGTATCGGCGATAGTCGGGTTATTCGTATAGAGAGCTAGATAAGTATTAGTAATAGTCGGAAAGGTAGTCTCTCCGAGTGCGGCTTTAATAACGGCTTGCCTTAGATACGTTGATTTTACAGCTATCATATTATAGCCACCTCCTATAGTACTTACTTAGTATATCGACTTCGAGAGTAGTAGCGTCGAACGTATATTCGAACGTACCGCCGGTCGGAGACCATACAGGGAATAGACCGTCTCCCTCTATAACTTCGCTATTCTTATAGATAATCTCGTTAAAAGAGTCGATAGTTATTACGTCGCCGATAGCGAATATACCGGTTACGGACATATAAGTATTCTCGATAGCGTTTCCTATAGAGATAGTTACCGGAGCGTCGTCGGGGTCTATATCGACTATCGTAAGAGTCGTAAGAGGTAGAGCGAAGTACGAACCGCCTCCTACTACCGGAATATTAGTAGATGTTGTAATTCCTACTTCTTCTACTAGAGTAGTTTCGTATTCGTCTTTAGCGAACGGATTAGGAGCTACTAACTGTAAGTTAAACGGCATACGGCTAACGTCGGTATTCTTTCTAGCGGTAATTAAGTTCTCTACGTTTACACGCCATATTCGATACTCTCCTCGGTAAGCTATCCGTAAATCGAGTCCTCGACGGTTAACGTAGCCCTTAAGTTGGTCTAAAGCTCCGTCGGCGTTATCCTCCGTATCGGCTTGAATATAGCCGGTAAGGTACATCTTACGGCTACCGAACTTCTCGAAGACCGCTTTAGCTCCGTCTTTACGAGCTAGCTCTAGAACGCTTACGGCTTTAGGAGGAGCGTTAAAAGCGTCCGTCTCTACTATTCGGAAGTATCCGGCTTGTAAGTCTAAGCCGTCGAGGGTTACAGCTCTAGCCATTAGTCGGTACTCCTTGCATTGCTAGTTCGCTAATACGATTAAATCTATCCCAAAAGGCGTTACTAGCCTCGGCGTTCTCGTTATGAATCGTACCGTAGTTATTAAATACGATACCGTTATCTATTACCTTAGTGCCGCCGTTTCCGCCGTTAGCCATAGACCGGAGAATATTCTTAGATTCTTGGTTAGAGAAAACGTCCGTACCTCTAGGGAGGTTAACTATCTCTCCGCCTCGACCGGCTACGTCGCCGACTACCGCCGGACCACCGGCGAAGTTACGAACTCCGGTATATAGCGTAGGAAGTTTCGGCATACTAAAGCCTTTACCGCCGATTCCTGGTACCCAATCCGGAGCTTTAAAGTCGAGCTTACCGACGGTACTATTCCAAAAGTTAGAGATAGCGTTAAATGCGGCTTTAAACGGAGACGTAATCGTATTCGTTAAGCTACCCATAGCGTTACCGATAGACGAGCCGATATTCTTAAAGAAGTTAATAATACCGCTTATCTTATCCGATACCCAGTTATACGCCGAGACTACAGCGTCTTTTACGGCTACTCCGAAGTTCCATACCGCTTTACCGGCGTTAACGAACCACGTAATAACATTTACTATTACGTTTATAATCCAACCTAGTACCTCTATAACGATTTTAATTACGTTTATAAAGATATAGATTTGAGCGATAATAACGACCCCGATAATTATTCCGAGTACCTTTAGGGTAGGAAGAAGAACCGGCTCGATAAGATTCCATAGTCTTTGTAACGCTGGCCATAGGTCGTTTACGATAGCGTCCTTAAGCGAGTTAAACGCCGGTATTAGTATCGGACCAATAATACCCCATATCTTATCGAAAGCTAGTTTAACAGCGTCTATAGTCTGTTGTAATCCTCCGAAGTGTTGAATTACTAAGAAGATAGCTAAACCGATTGCGGCGAATACGGCTATTACGATTAGCATTGTAGAGCTAATCGCTGCGACCGCCGTAGCGATAGAACCGAGGATAATAAGTAGTGGTCCGGCTGCGGCGACTACTCCGGCGATTATAAGAATAACTTTCTGCTGTCCGTCCGTAAGCTTATTAAACCAATCTAATACCTTATTACCGACTTCTAGTAACTTATTCCATATCGGAGCTAGCTTCTCTCCTAATTGAGCGGAGAGTTCTTTCATACGCTCTTTAGTCATACGAGTAGAGTTAGCGAGTCCGTCGGACGTTCTAGCGAAGTCGCCTTGAGCGTTCTTCGTTTTATCCATTACGTAAGCGTAGCGGAGTTGTACTAGCTCGGCTTGCGACATTTCGGACATTGACTTATTTATACCTTTAGCTCGAGCGAACTCCTCTAGGTTAGTTTGAGTCATTACTATACCTAGACCTTTAAGAGCTTCCGTCTCTCCGGTATAGATTCCGGCTAAAGCGGTCTGAGCCCTTTCGAACGAGACGTTCTTAAAGGAAGACATATCCGCACCTAATTGCGTTAATCCCATAGACATTTTAGAAGCTTCGACTTGCGTCTGCCCCATACCAGTACCCATATCGCCGAATAGAGCCGTAGCGTCTAAAGCGGATTGTTGAGCGAGACCCATAGACTTAATAGAGGTTTTAGCCCACTCTTTAACCGTAGCGGACTGGCTACCGAAAGATACGTCGACTTTATTTATAGTTTCTTGTAAGTCGGAGAAAGCCTTAATAGATATACCGGCTGCGGCGACTATAGGTAGCGTTAGAGTAGCGGTCATTTTACCGCCTACGTCTTTCATCTTCGAACCTATCTTATCGAGGCGGTCGCTAAGAGAACTAAACTTCTTTTCGGCTTTATCTACGTGAGCGTTAACTTCGTCGAAAGCCTGTTTAGCCTTATTATGAGCTTCGATTAGGATTTTTAGTTTAGCTTCGTCTGTCATATTTATATGATACCACTTTTACGACTTGCTTTGGTTATCGTTATACTCGGCTTCTATCTCGAACTTTATCGAGAGTAGAGTAATAAACCACGCCGGTTGTCTAACATAGTCTTGGTAAGTCCAGCTCATTAACGAACAAAGTTGTATTATCCCGAATCGGCTATCCGAGAGTCTTACTTGCTTGTTTCCGGAGAGGACTTTGTAGTACTCGTCTCGGAGCTGTTCTCTTTTTTTTCCGGTACGTCTCCGTCGACGACCTTAGAGACTTCCGCCGTTACGAAGCTATAGTCTTTAGCTCGCATATTTAGAACGGCGTTAACTACGTCGTTTTCTTTACCGTCTACGGATACGACTACTACTTCTATAGAGGCGTTTTCTTGGTCGGATAGCATAGACTCGCTAAGTTTAGGAGTAAGCTTCTTACCGTCTTGGGTAGTACCTACGCCCTTAAACATAGCTCCGTCTATCTTCTGCGATTCTCTACCGGTAATCCACGAACGTAAGACTACGACGTGTCCTTTAATCGGCGTTACTATTTCGAAAGTTTCTCGGTCTTCCATATTATTTACTGGTCTCCTTATTTAAGTTACTTACTAAGCGTAGTTAGTGCCGTCTTCTAGGTTAGTAAGACGAGCGGTTATCATTTCTCCGTCGGCTTGACTATATAGAGCGGTAAAGTTTAACGTCTGCTTTAGAGGGTCGTTAGCGTCCCAACCTCGTTCGAACTCCTCGAATACGACTTCGTTAAGGTCGAAGCGTAATTGTGGGTTATGCCCTGTACCGAGGTCTGTAGCGGTATCTACCATATCTACCCTAATAGCTCGGTGCGTATTAGCGAAAACGTAAGCTCGTTGCGTAGTGTTTTCGAAGTAAAGTTCGATAGTTCCGGTAACGGAGAACTGCTTGTTAATAATAGATTCCGGCTCGTTACTACCGAGGACATATAGAGCCTCGGCGTTCTTAGCTATTTCCATATTAACGGCGGTTACGTTTATAGCGGAAGCACCGTCTAGACCGGCTTCGTTAGAAGCAAGCTTTAGGCTAACTTGGCTAGGAATAAACTCGACTTCGTTAGTAAACGCCGGAGTATTAGTAGCAGTACCGGACTTCTTACTAATTAGGTTTATAGTTCGCATTACGTAGTCGTCTACGGCTACTTCTAGAGACCAACTATTTACCATTGCGTAAGGGAAGCGTACGTCGACTATATCGTCTACGTAGCCGATAGTCATAGAATCGTGGTCGTTAGAGTTAACGAGAGCGTAAGTATGGTCGTATACGTTACTAACGCCTCTCTCGGCGGATACCGGAGAACCTCCGAATACCGCTACAAGTTCGGCACCGACGGAGTTAATAAAGATTTTACCGCCGTATTCGCCCTCTCCCCATAGTTTAATAATATCTGCGTCGTTATTTTCTTCGATACGACCCATAGCCGAATCGTTCTTAACGTACTCTACTTTATCGTCGAAAGAATAGCTTTTAACTGGAACCCAAAAAGCCGGAGCTTCGCCAGTACCCTTAGTAGTTTCTACGGCGATACCGATAGCACCAGTTCGCCCTATAATTTTAGCCATTATTTAGTCTCCTTTTCTTCTTGTTTAAGATGTTTTTCTAACGCTTCTTCGGCTTCCGCTAGGGAGCTAGCCTCTACGCTAAAGTTAGCCCGAGTAAAATTATAACGCTTTAGAGACGTAGCCTTTTCTTCGACTACGGTTTCTTCTACTTTAGATTTATCTTCTGCTTTAGCCATTTACGTTAACTCCTATGTCTTAATGATACTATATCACGCCTATTTAATATAGATTCGGCTTCTGTTGCGTACTCTCTACGTTAAAGCGAAGAATACCCTCGACGGAGAATATATTAGTACCTCGCTTTTCTACGCCTAAACCGTAATCTATTTGTAGCCCGTTATCGTTTATAGAGATAAATAGGTTATCGGCTAGCTTCTGATTCTTACGGAGAGCGTAAGCGAGAGTCGTAGTCTTTAATTTATAGTCGGGGTCTCGAGCTTCTATATATTCGTAGAGCTTATTCGTACCTCTCGTAAGGTCGTAGGATTCGTTTAAGTCTCGAGTCCAGTCGTAGATAACGGCGATAACGATAGGCTGTACGTGCCGGTCTTGCATTGTGCCGTCGGATAGAATAGTCGTACCGTCTCGGGCTACGGATACTACCGGAAGCTCGCTCTTAGGTTGAGCTAATACGTCTCCGTAAACGTAGTGTCCTACTAATTCCGGTGGACCGTCGGCTTCTAACATATCTATTAGAGCTTTAAGTATCGGGTCTCGGTATTCGGCTAATCCCATATTATGCGTTTCCTCTCATAGCTCTTATTATATGCTCTTGGAACTCTTTTTGTATAAATTGTTGGCGGTCTCGGTCTAATTTCATCATAACCCTACGAGGAAGACGCTTACGAGGCTTATTCGATTGGTGGTATTTAAAGTAAGGAGTCGGGTTAAATATCTCGATATAGTTCGGACCAAGCTTTTGTTTAAAGTTACGTCGCATAGCCGAGGTCTTTTCTAGTAGAGGGTGCGGTAAATTATCTTTACGTGGAACCCAACGACCGAATAAAGCTCCTCGAGCCGAGAAGTTAGTATCTATAGAGCCTCGAACCTCCGCTCCGATACGGAATAACGGACGTTTAAAGTCGCTTATCTCTACCGGAATAGTAAGAAGCCGTCGGGATAATTGCCTTTCTCCCTCTAGCGTTACCTTTAGTTCTATCATATTTAACCTCTCATAAAACTATCGTCTTGAGATACGGTATCGTTATACGTCGATAGGTCGGTATTACGAGCGAATAGATTACCGTCGCTACGTCCGGAAGCTACTACACGAGACGTAGAGCCGGTAGCGTCGGCTATTTCGTTTATAAAGTCCATTAGGATACTTTTAGCGGAAGCTAGCTTCTTATAGCCGTCCTTAGAGCTTTCTTCGGTATCGGCGGATAGTCCGTAGTCTCGGATAAGAATTAAAGCTCCGGCGTAAAGACGAACGAACGTCTTAACCGTAGCCGGTACGTCTGCGTCCGTCCAAGTCGTATAGTCTAATATGCCCTTAAGCTTACGTTGAGCCCAGTCTATAGCCTCTTTACGGTACTTATCGACCTTAGCGTCGGATAGAGCGGATTTAGCGTAAGAACCGAGTACAGTAGCGGAGACCGCCGGAGCGACGGCTAGAGTAACCGCTCCGGTCTCTACGTTTACGGCGGATACCGTAACGGCTACGTCGTTTACGTAAGCTATAAAGTCGCCGTCTACCGCACCTACGTCTATAACGTCGTTATAGTTACGGTCGACTATAAAAGTATTCTTAGCGTAATAAATAGTATTAGAGCCGTTAACTAGACCGGTTAATTCCTCGAACTTTACGAGGTGGTAATGTCCGGATTCTTCTCGTATATCTTGGTAGGAAGAATAATCTTTATCGCTAACGGCTGCCATACTATCTACTCCTTTAGTTTTATATAGAAGTAGCGTCTACGATAGCTTTGGCTACTTCGGTCTTTGTTTCTAGTTTATCAGCATTTTCGATATTAAGCTCGGTCGCTTTAGCGTTTAGCTCGTTACGACTAAGTTTTAATAGTTCGTCTATGCTCGGAGCTTCCGGAGCTTCGTCGCTAGCTTCTTCCGCTTCGTCGCTAGAAGTATCTTCGCTATCCGTATCTTCTGTAGGAGCGTCTTCTTCGGTAACTTCGGTTTCGGTGGTTGGTGCGTCGCTCTCGCTTTCGCTAACCGTCTCGCTCGGGTCTGATTCGCTCTTATCCGAGACACCCTTAACTGTGAGTCTTGCGTCATCTTTAAATACCTTTACTTCCTCGTTAGTCAATTCGAGAACTTGAGGCTCGAGAACGGTAAACTGTACTCCGCCTCGGTAATAAGTTCGTTTAGCTCCGCTCTCGTTAGAAGCTAGGAGTTTAATTTCGTATCGTTTCGTCTTTGCCATAAGTTTGGTCTTCTTTCTTATTAGATTAGTTTAAGTATTTAGGGAGGAGTCGCCCCCTCCCTAACACTAACTTTAGGCTACGAGTGAGCCTACAGCCTTTTGATAGAGACCGTAACCTGCGTTACCTCTCCAGTAAGTACCGTAGTAGTTCTTCTTTCGCATAAAGTTGCTTTCGCTACCTTCTTCGAGAGCTTCGAAAGGAATAAACTCCCTTTCTTGGACTACGAACGGCTTAATGATTCCGGCTACGTTAAGTAGGTACCAGTTGTTGGTATCGCTTAACCAGTCGGCTACTAAGATTCGAGCCTTGCCCTTAAGAGTGTTAGTAGCACCGCTAGAGTTAACTAGAGCTTCGAAAATAGTTTCGGCAGTAGCTTCTAAATCGGCTGGAACTACGATAAGTAGGTCCATATTACGATTCATTGTAGGACGACCGAAGTCATCTTTCATTTTACGAAGCATTGTCCTAGCTGTTTGGAAGTTAGTTGCGTCTAGAGCTACCGTTAGCTTGTTACTCTGAGTAGAGCCAGTTTCGCCGATAGGGTGGTCCGTATCGAAGAAGTACTGTCCGTCGTAACACAGGCTAGTAAATCCGCCTGGAAGCAAAGTTTCGAAGACTAATTCGTCGGGGAAAGCCTTAGCTGATTCGCCGATACTCTTAGCTTGGATACCGTACTGTCCGGTTTGGTCGTCTTTAATGTCTGCGTGATTAACTTCGATAGAAGCTTCGAACTCCTCGTTAGTAATCGTGTACGTGTGTTCTAGAAGTTTCTTAGGAACACGCTCGCCTTTCATACGTCGTAGACGAGGGATACTACCAATCCAAGCGTAGTTTTCACTACGAGCGGTTGACGGTACTTTTGTTGCGACTTCTTGCCAATGCGTTTCTACCGAGTTATAACCCTCGAAGAAGTTGGTAAGTAAGCCTTTAGCTAGAATTGATTCCATTTTAGTATATTACCTTTCTTACCCTATTACGCTCGGTCTCGAATATCGACACGAACTTTACTTGATGATAGAACTTCGACTACTCGACCGACTAATACGTCGTTAGTAGTAGTTGCGGCTAGGTCGACGCTTTGGTTATCTACTGCGTAGACCAAAGTATTTACGTCTGCCTGTGCGGCACTCCACGCTGCTACGAAAGTGAAAACTCCCGAACGGCGAACTTTAATAGATAGGTCTCCGGCTGCTCCGCCTGAGTTATCTACGCTTTCGTCTGCTACACCTACGATTACAGCGTTAGCGTCGTCTCCGGCGTTTACTGCGTATCCTGCGGCGTTAATAGCGACTAGAGCACCCTCGAAAATGCTTTCAGCACCTTGGAGGAACGATAGTATTAAACCGTCTTGACGGTCAGTACTAGCTTTGCGTTCTGTAATATCTGCCATTACTTTGTACCTTTCTTTTGATACTTAATGCTTAATGATTTGAGAGCCTCTCGAAAGACTGGGTCTTTCTCCGCTAGCTCGTCCATTTTTGCGGGGTCAGCTCCAACAGCTTTAAATCCTGCTAGTTCTGCTTCTGAAAGTGTTTCGGACGGCTTCTTATTTTCGTCGCTGTTCTGAGAAGAATCGTCGTCCTGATTCTCATCTTCCTTATCTGAACCGTTTTCCTCGGTAGAAAACTTTACGTTTCCTGCTTCGAGTATATCAAGAACTACGGTAGCTAAGTCAATCTTTTTACCGCTTTCCGTAGAAAGTTGTACGCCCTGCCCTAATTTAGCTAGAGCTAGAATCTTAGTTTCTTGAGCTGGAATAACTTTACCGGCGGATAGAAGTACGTTATATCGCTCTTTAATAGCGTATTGAGCGTTCTTAAGAGTAGCTTTAGCGAGAGCCTTATCTTTATCGGCTTCCTCGTCCTCGTCTTCTTTTTTATCGTCGTCGGCGTTTTCGTCGGAGCTAGAGTCGTCGTCGCTATTAGCGTCGTCGTCTTTATTCTCGTCTTCGTTAGAGTCTTCGTCTTCCGTAGGAGCTACGGCTTCGGAGATTTGAGTAGTAACTTCTTCGGCTACTTCCGTAGGAACGGTTACTTCTTCTCCGGCTTTTACTACTACGCTTACGTCTTCGTCGCCGTCCTTATAATTAACGGTTACGTCGAACTCTTTGTCGTTTTTGATAGTTGATTCTTCCACGTTAGATAACTCCTTTACTTTCGTTCTTGATAGCATTATAGCACCGTCTGTAGCGAGCGATAACCCTACCGGTTTAAATGATTTATTTAGCTTACTTAAAGCTTCTCCTACTTTTTCGAACGCTGTCATACCTATTAGATACGGCGTATTAACTAAAGCGACGTGTAAAAGCGTAGCTCCGTAATGCTTTCCGTTATCTTGGCGGATAAAATCCCACATAAAGCTAATAGATACGTCGAATATAAGACCTTTATCTAGCTTTTCTTGGGTATCTTCGTCGATAATTTTAAGATTAGCGTAGAGACCGTCTCCGGCTACTACTTCTAGCGAGTCTACTAAACCGGTATTAACTCGAACGTCGTCGGTATGATTAAGCGGTACAGGTACAGGAGAACCGAGAGCGTCGTCGTTAAAGTTCTTTACGATCGTCTCGCCCCAAGCCTCGTCTAGAGTCATATTCGGGTCGTCTGAAAACCAAGGATAATCCGGATTAACCCACTGTCCGAACTTAGCTACTTGCTTCCTATATATAGAACCTTTAAAAGTCGCTTTCTGAGTATCCTCTGTAGCGAACTGTAGAATATTACCGTATTTAGTTTTCTTAGGCATATTTTTTCTCCATAGTTTTATGATAGCATATTTAGTTTTAAGTAACACTAGATAGGAAGCTTTGGTCGTCTGCGTCCTTTAGACGGTCTCCGGCGGTCTTTCCGCCTAAGTCGGTAGCCCAAGGGTTAGAAGCCGAACCGGAGTCGTTTAGTTTCTCGCCCATAGTACCGGCGGTATTAAAGATAGTAGCTACAGCGTTCCATACGGCTGCGGCTAAAGCTTCCGGACTAAGTTCGGTAAACGGCGTAATATCGGCGGACATTTCCGCCTTAGCGGTTATATCGGACGCTAGAGTACCTGTTCCTATTAGAGTAGCGACACAGTCGGCTAACGCTCCTAACGCTCCGGTAAGGTCTCCGCTACCGGCTAAGTCGGCGGTCGCTTCTAGCTTACCTACTATATCGCCGGAGATTCCTCCGATACCGGATAGAGTAGCTACGGCGGAAGCGATAAGCCCTAACGCTGCGTCGAAAATAACTCCCGAACCGGCTAACGTAGCTTCGGCGTTTAATCCTCCGGCTAGGTTAGAAAAGCTAATATCTCCGTCTCCGGCTAAAGAACCGTAAGACGATAGCCCTCCGGTCTTCGGAGATAGAACCCAAGAATAAGGCGGTCTATAGCCGTTAGGAGTAGAGTTACGGTCGGTCTCTCCGTCTACCGAAGCGTCTCCGTAAAAGCGTCCTCGAGCCGGACCACTCTTACCGCTTTGAGACCTAGAATCGGATACCGTCGAACCGGCGAACGCTCGTCCTGGGTTTTTATTTAATACGGAGTAATTTCCTAGTAGCATAGTTTAACCCCATATAAAGTCTAAGTGTCCGTAAAAGGCGGAGTTAACCGGAGTTGCGGCACCGGCGTACATTAACCACGCTAGGCAAGCTCCGTCTTGGACTTGAGGTAAGCTCGGAACTTGATTTAATAAGTCTCGCTCGGAAGCTACGCCGATAGTCGTCATTGGCAGGGTAAGAAGTGGCTTACAAAGTACGAGGTTTAGAACTCCCGAGGTATAAGTAGCCGAAAGGTTAAACTGTTGGACGCTACGGATACCCTTATCGCCGTTAGCGAGCGGAATAAACGGACCATACTTACCGGCTCCAGTACCGCTATAAGGAATAGAGGTTACAGGTGCGGCGGTAAGTCCTGCCGGTAGAGTAGCCGGAGTAAGATTACCGGCGTTAGCGTCGGAGTCGGTATAGGTTAAGCGGATATTCGGAGTACCGGCACCCATTACCGTACTAGGAGTTAGGAAAGCTTGTACTCCCTCTCCGGTAGTATAGCGAGGTAGAGTAACCGTATTATTAAGAGCTTGGTCGCCGGTCGTAGTAACGGAGGTAATAGGATAAAAGCCGAGTAAGTCGACGAGCATTAGAACGGCTGGCATAGAAGTAGCTGCCGCCGAGAAAGCCGAGGCGTTAAGGATATGCTTCGTAGCCGGAGATACGTCTCCGCCGTGTCGTATTCCGTTAGCTCCGGAAGTAGTATCGGTTAGAGCTTGGAACGCTAAGTTCGTACCTGTACCGAGAATAGTATCGGCGGACGGATTACCGGCACCTCTTAGGAGCGAATACCACATACCGGCGGTTTGAGCCGTCGTAGAGAACGTATTTTTATTCCAGTCCTGCCTATGAAAGTTACCGTCTACGGTCATTTTATTTATTAAATCGTCTACGCTAGTGAATCCGCTCATTTATTTATTCTCCTTTTAATTCCATATTACCTTAATTGTACCGTGAATCGGCGTTGCGGCTAAACTTCCTTGCGGTAAGACTATCCACGATAGATAAGCGTCGTCTTTTATCTCGGGTAGAGTACCGGTTTGTAATAGATAATCTTTCTCTACCGGAGCGTCTATACCTCTAATTTGTGTCTGTGCTATAGGTTTTACGAGAACTATAGTAAATAGTCCTACATCTGCCCCATTCATAGTAACACTTTCGATAGACCGTACGCCGGTATCTCCCTGTTGTAGCGTAATAAATGGTCCGGCTGTATTAACTGCGGCACCGTCGGAAGTAATAATCGAACCTATAGACGCTGCCGAGTTCTGCGGTACGTTCGGAGTAACTCGTCCGGCTACTCCCTCGCTATTAGTATAAGTAACGCTAAACGTCTGTCCTCCGGTACGTCCGGCGACGCTTAGGGCTATCATTTGTACGCCCTCTCCGTCGCTATATCTCGGTAACGTAACGGTATTATCCATTACTTGAGGGTCGAGGGTAGAGTCGTCTATAGACGGATAGTAAATTAGGTAGTCGCACAATATCATTGGCATAGGTAGAGCCGTCGCTACGATAGCTATCTGCGTAGTTTCTCTAAGATACTTCTTTAAAGGAGAGACGCTTCCGCCGTGAAAGAGACCGCCGTCCGTAGACTGTGCTACGGCTTTAGCTATAAGCGGAGGAGCGTCGAACCAATACTTAGGTACTGGGTTTCCTGGGCTCATAGATAAATCGAACCATATTCGGGTAGTCGTAACTTGAGACGGAGATTTACGCCACGTAGAGAATCTAGACGCACCTCGTAACTCTGCGTCTACTACTTCTTTTACGTTAGCGAATCCTGCCATTTAATTAGTAACTCCGCCTTTTCCTGCCATTGTAGCGACTAGCTCGGCGATTACCGGAGCGTCGCATTTACAGGCTTTAATAACTTTTTCGCCTATAACTATAACTTTTAATTTGCACTCCCCACAGTGATACATAGGACTAATCCTCCGTTATCGTAAGAGCACTCGCTGAGAATTGAGGTTGGATTAAGTTAGCGACGGCTAGAGAAGCGTTTAAAGCTCCCGAATAAAGTATCTGTCCTGCTCCCGAAGCGGTCGTAACGATAGCTACGTGAGTAATAGTATTACCGCTCGCTCCGCATTGTGGGAACTGTATTAAGCCGGTATTAGAACTAGAGCCTCCGGACGCTGCCGAAAATCCGGTCGCTGCGGTTACGGCTACTCGAGCATAGTCGGTATAGGTAGCTTCGTTAGTTACGGCAGAACCGGCTTCGCCTGGGTCGGCGGTATAAAGAGCGATATAACGGCTAGCGTTAGAACGCCAAGCTGGGTCTACGGCTCGTAGAATAGCGTCTAGCGTATCGTTTTCGGTAGTATTAGCTTTACTCATCTTCTTTAGTCTCCTTTTTAGATTCTTTTACTTTAACGGATACTTCGCCGTTTACGATAGTAACCGTAGCTTCTCGAATCTCCTCGAGGCTAAGATTATAAGTTCGGCATAGCTTTTCGTATAAAAGTCCTACCGTAACTGCCGTTTTATCTACAACAGGCGTTAAGGTTGCCTCTATCTCGACCGGTATCGCTTTTTCTTCTTTACTCATAGTAGATTCTCCTATCTTAGATTTTACCATAATTATTAAAATATCTCTCCGTAGCTACCGTAGTCGCCGTCCGCCGGAGACGGAGCGGTAGTCGGGCTATCGTATACCGACATAAAACCGCCGTCGCCTTTAACATAGTCTACGATATTCGTCGTTAAGTTCTTCCTTAGAATATACCAATTAAGGTCTTTATCCTCGAAGAATAGATACTGATAAGAAGCCGTTTCGGATTTACCGTTATAACCGTACTTAGCGGTCGGAGCGGTTAGTTCTACGAGAGGAGCTACTCCGCCTCCGCCACCTCCTCCGCCTAGAGCCTTATAGAAGTTAATACCGTCGGTTAGCCGGACGTTAATATAGTTCGTCGCTCCGGCTTTCTCGTACTCGATTTTAACGCTATCCTTAGCGTCTTTCGGAAGTTTCTCGATTAAACGGTCGACTTCGGCTTTTAATTCCGTAGCCGTAATACCTTTAAGGTTAATCGTCGGATTAAGCTCGAGACTTTTAATAGCGTTATCGAACTTTAGAATATCGTCGGCTATCTTAGCGAATAGCTTTTCGTTAGTAGAGTTATCGAACTTCTCCGGTAGAGCGGACTTAAAGTTATCGACTAACTTAGCGAACGAGACGGAGACTTCTCCGCCTAGCTTTTCGTTACTAAGAGCGACCGCTTCGGCTAGACCCTTAGAGAGTTCGGAGATAGTAGCCTCTAACGGCTTCTTCTCGTCGGCGGATAGATTCTTAATACGAGATATAGTCTCCGTAGCTATAACGCTAGCTAGAGACTTAATCTCGGCTTCTCGAGCTTCTTCCGCTTCTCTCTGTTTTTTTAAAGCGATTTGTTCTAGTTTATTCGCCATAGATACTACTCCTCGTTAAGTAGTTTATCTACCGCTCGATTAACCGCTTTTTCGCTTAGTTCTTCGACTCTCTCCTCGAGCTTACGAGTAAGACTAGGCTCGTCTACTCCGCCTGGCTTATCCGGAAGACCGGTAATAGTAGGTTGGTCTAATTCGTCCTTTAGGATAGCTACCCATATACAACGGCAATGATGATGTATAGGAGGGTCGAACTCTGTTCGCTTATATTCGGCTTCGTCTACGACGCTTCCGTCGAGGTCGTCGCATATCGGGCAAGTCTTAGTATCTAGAATAGCCGAGTATTGGTATTCGCTAATATCGTTAGAGCTATCTTCGAATACGTCTTTACGCCCTTTATTAACGCCGGTCGCTACAATAGCTGCCGCCGTTAAGCCGATAACTTCCTTATAGAAGTCGGTAAATAGAGCCGATACCGTAGCGATTACCGCTCCGATAGATAGCTTAGAGAGTTGGTCTTTACGTCGAGCTTTAGCTACCTCGGCTTGTATCTTAAAGATTAAGTCGGAGTATTGCTTTTCTACGATACTTACGCTTTGGTCTCGGAAGAAGTCTTTAGAGGCTTTCGGAGTAGCCGGAGCTTTAACTCCTAGTTCGTCGCTCGCTCCGTTCTTACCGTAGACGTACGCTTCGAGACCGGACTCTTTAACCGCTCGGATATACTGATTCTTTACGTTCTCGTCGAATAGAGTTTTCTCGGTAATCTTACCGTAGTCTTTATCTTCGAGGATTTTATCTAGTTTAGCGATAGCCGTTTTAGCTAGCTCGTCGTAGAGCGGTTTAGCCGAACGCTCGAACTCGGACTCGAGGCTATTAAGCTTCTTATCGAGACCGGTAAAGTTAACTTTCTTCTCCGCCGGAGTTAAGTCTCGTCGCCAACCGTCGGTAGCGAACTTAATCTTAGAGTTATTCGAAGTATTCGGAACTTCTATAGGGTCGGTTTCTTCGTCGTCGGTATTATCTTCTTCGCCTTTAGTAGCTTTTTCGAGGACGGTAACGTCTATATCGAGCTTATCGGCGACTTTCTGTACTACTCCGTCGATAACTTCCTGCGGTAATTTATCTTTTTCGGTTAGCTTAATAAAGACTTGCTTTAATAGCTCGATCGTAGAGTCGGTAAGATCTTCGAACTTAAACGTACCGTAGAGAGGCTTCTCGAAGTTGTAGTTATATAGATCGGCGATAAGGTAGCTCGTAATATGGGTAGATAACGAATTACGTACCGATTTAAGAGCTTGGATAAAGAAGTCGCTTTGATCTTGGCTAAGGCTATACGAACCAGTCTTAGAGCCTGTACCGAGAAGAATAAACATAGCTAGGACGCTTCGAGCCATTTCTGCGTTATGGTGGTCGACGTACGGCATTAGATTGAACTGCGAGCCGGTATTAAGTGCGGCCAAGTTATAGCCGAACGGTAGACCGACGGTAGCTTTAAAGCCTAATTCGTCTACGGCTTCGACCGTAGCGTCTAGTTCGCCCTGCGAAGCTTTCTCTTTACCGGTAACTACTTTAGTCTTTAGAGCGTCGCCCTGAGCCTGTTGCTCCATAAAGTAGTGTAGTCGTCGCTTCTTATCGTAGGATACATACGCTGCGGTAAACGCCGAACGACCTTTTAAGTTATGGAACTCTTTTCCGTAGGTATAGAGAAAAGCCCTTTCTAGAGGGATAATAACTTCTCGGTAATCGCTTCCGATAAAAGCTCTTTGCTTAAATCCGTTAAATCCGCCTCGGTCGTCGGAGCGAATAGTAATAGTCGTCGGGTCTCTCCAAGCTATTTTACGAAAGACTACTTTACCGTCTCGAATCTCTAGGACTTTCTCGAATCCGGAATAGCCCTCTATAACGCCTCGTAGAGCTTGAGCTAATACTAAATCCATAGGAGTAGACATACCGCCCTTATGAGGTGGCATACGTAAGCGTTCTTCTACCCACTCGCTTTGTTTTACGGCTTCCGGAGTATCATCGTCCGGCTCGATAGTCCAGTTAGAACCTAGTAACGGCATTACTATAGTATTAAATAGAGCCTGTACCGTACCGTCGGTATCGAGCATTTTCTTAAAGTCGGCTACTTTGACTTTAGAGAGGTCTATAAACTCGTCGCCGAATATCGAGGGCATAAGTCCGACGGTCGATGTACCAACCTCTACGCCGACTTCCGGCGGTGTAGGCTTGGCTAGTGAGATTTTTAGTGGTCCTATCTTCATATCTATAGTATAATCCTTTTTTTATTCTCTCATACGTTCTTTTAATCTAGAAGCTACATCTTTGCCGGTACTGGCTTTCGCCTCGCTTTCTGTACTGATTATATCAGCTAACGAGTAAATAAGTGAGTCCGCTCTGTCCGGAGATTTTCCTTTATAGCGAGCTTTCCAATCGTCTTTAGATTCGATCGTTAAACCTCTACCGGTAAACTTATACTTTCGGGTAGATAATTGCATTATTAGTTTATCGTCTTTCGGGATAGCTAACTCTCCGGCGATAAACATTTCTCTAGCTCTCCACCATAATTGACTAGCTAGGTTAGCGAACGTAAGACCGGTCGAGTCCGGTAAAGCCTTAGCGTTGTTATGGATTTCGGCTATTCCGTCGATATTAGCGTCGGAGAGAGTATCGTATACACCGCCTCCGAGTCCGTCTACGTCGATTCCGATAAAGACCGGTCTCGGGCTAGAGTATTGTAGTATCCGTCCGGCGGTAGCGGTCGTACTCTCTTTAAACGTAATAGCTTGCTCGGGAATAAAGCCTCCATATCTAGGAGTAATAACGGTTTCGTCGTTACCGAATCGAGCAGGGTCTACGCCTAATCGTAATGGTCCTCCGGCTTCTTCGAGTTTAGCTCTATGCTCTTTCTCGTAAGCTAGCTCTATATAGTTAAGCGGAATAATAGTATTTACGGATTCGCTCGGGAAGTTACCGAGTACACGAGCTTGGAACATCGGGCTATCTATACCCCAAGAATCTATCTTCTCGAACGCCCAACGAGGAGAGACGAGCCAAGGACTAACTATTTCGACGTTATCGAGATTAACTTCTTTTAAATCTTCGAGCGTCCGGATACCGTTATTAACGAAGTTCGGCGTATCGAATACCGAGATATGGATTTTATTCGAGTAATCCCAACTATGGTGCGATTCTCGGAAGCTACCGCTATCGGAAGTCGGGTTTCCTATCATTAGCATACGAGCTTTTTCGGAGGTCATCATACCCTCGATAGCTTCGAACGCTGGCTCGGCTACACCTGCCGCCTCGTCGATAATAATAAGAATATCTCCGGACGCTGCGTGGAAGCCCTGTAGCTTATCGGGGTCTCCGGACGACGCTCCGATAGCGTACCAATCCGGAGCTATATCTAATCGAGTCTTTAAAGCTTCTCCGCCTAAAGGTTGATTACTCGCTTCGTGAGCGGAACGTAACTCCCTCCAAAGTAGGTTTTCGACCTGTCTCATTGTAGGAGCGGTAGATACGACGATACTTTGAGGGTGGGAATATAAGAACCATAACGCCGTTCGTGCGGCGATATACGTCTTACCTACGTCGTGGCAAGCTCTAACCGTCGTATAACGGTTATCTCGAACCGAAAGAATAATCTCCTCTTGCTTAGACCAAAACGTACCGCCGAGTATCCACTCATTAAAAAAAGGAGGAGATATTTTACTCGCTTTTCTTAATTTACGAATTGCCTCCGCTTGTGTCTTGTCCATTTTCTGATAATACCTTTTCTGCTGCCTTAATCATATCCGAGAAGCCGGACCATACGTTATTACCTTGAGGGTCGGATAGAGCCGATACGCTCGTAGGAATACCGAGAACGACTCTTTCTCCGTCTATAGCTATTTTCGCTGCCTTAGCTAGTTTCTCTAGCTCGAACGTATTTATAGGTCTAGGGATAGGGTTATTCTTAGCGTCTAAAACGAGGTGTCCGGCTTTATTCGTAAAGTAATTACGCTCGGCTATATCTATAATCGCCTTATTAACGAGAGCCTGTAAGTTCTGCCAATGCTGTAAATGGCGACTCTGTGCTTCGCTCTTTGTATCGAGTAGCTTCTGAGTAAAATCGCTAAAGGCTTTCTCGCCTAAGTCTGCCCGAAGTGTAACCCAAGATTCTCTACTAGCGACAGTCTCTACCGATTTAGTACTTACTTTAAAAGCTCTAGCAACGTCCGAGTACTTTACGGTGTTATCCGATAAGTACATTTTACGAGCTTCGTACCAATCTATATTTTTACGACCACCTTTAGCAACTACCCTTTTCTTAGGCGTTGTAGTTTTAGCCTTAGTAGTTGCTTTTTTAGTAGTACTCATATCTCTATTCTAATACTTTTCTATCGGGAACCAAAAACGGAAGCGAATCCAAAAGCCTTTATAGTACTTTCGACTAGGACGTATTCCGTCGTCGGGTATGGATAATAGTTTAAAGATTCCGAAGTCGAGGACTCGCCAACCGTCTCCCTTGTACCTAAAGTCTCCGGAGGCGGTTAGGACGAGTTGCCACTTATCGAGAACCCTTTTAGGAGTTAACGACATAGAACTTTACTCCTCTACTGGAATATCGAACTCTTTACCTTTACGAAGTTTAGGACTTGGGTAATCTAGAATCTTTACTAATACACCGAAGAACTTACCCTCGGCTACGTCTACGCTATGAATCTCTTTAAGTACCCAACCGTCAGGCTCGGTATATTCCGTATCGAGTTCGATAGCTACTACTTTAATTACGGCTTGTGGCTTTTTCGGAGCTTCTACGGCTTCCGGTGCTACTTGTTCTTCCGCTACTTTGTTCTTGCCCTTTGACATAAGACTGGTCTCCTTTATTTATTGACTTACTAATATTACCACGTTCGAGCCTACGCTTTAAACCATATAGCTTATTTAGCGTCTCCTGGTCTAGTGAATCTCTAAGTCTATAGCCGGATATTCTAGGTCTGTTTTTATACATTGAGTAATTGCCTTTCTATTTCGTTAGCGATTCGAGCCATCATTAAAGGCGGAACACTCATACCGACGACGTAGTTAGCTTTCTGTCCGTTAAAATCATAATCCCGAGGGAACGTACCTATACGCTTTAGCTCTGTGTCGTTTAAGTGCCGCTTATAAATCGGGTGGTAGTTATGCGTAGCGGAGACTACGGTCGGGCTAGGACGATTTAGGGCTATCTTTTTCTCTACGTTATAGCTACCGATAGTTTGTCCAGGAATAGTATTAGCCCACTGTTTTTGGTAGAGCGGAGTAAGTTTTTCGGATTTATCCGAGTAGTCTACGAGACTCTCGAACGGTATCGGCTTTTCTTTAAACTCTAGTTTTATCTTCTTATCGAGCCTATTAGCTATAAAGAATACTCGCTCTCTAGCCTGCGGTACGCCCATAGTAGCCGAGTTAAGTAAAAATACCTGAACTGTATACCCTATTTTCTCTAGCTCTTTAACGACGAGCTTTGTATAGCCCTTAGCTTTTCCGATAAGCATACCCTTTACGTTTTCGGCGACGATTACTTTAGGCTTAACTTTGTCGGCGAACTTTATAAACTCGAAGAATAAATCGTCTAGTACTTGCTCGGCTTGCCCCTCTCGGAACTTCTTTTTCTTGCCCCAATCTTTATCCCTATTACCGGTTAGGCTAAAGACGCTACAGGGAGGAGAGCCGTCTAGTATATCTACTTCCGGTAGATTATCTTCGTTAAGGAGGTCTCTAATATCGCATAAGTAAAACTCTTTGGGTTTATGATTCTTTTCGTATAGCTCCGCCATTTCGGGGTCTATATCGCTAGCTAGTACTACGTCGAACCCTGCGAGCTTGTAGCCCATAGTAGAGCCTCCTCCGCAGGCGAACGTAGACATTACGGTAAAGCCGTTCTTTTCCGGATAATCTTTTAGAGACCAGTCGTAGCTAAGATTCTTTTTTATCACAGTTAAACTCGAATCCGCATTTAGGGCACTCGTGAGAGTCCTCGGCTAATAGGTCGTCCGTATTTACTTCCTGATTATCGTCTTCGAAGTTTTCTTTACCTGGACCAAGTTTAGCTAGAATATCCGCTACCGGAGTTATCGTAGTAGAGACGGAGTATAACTCCATAGGTACGTTATGTACGGTCATTAACTCGGCTAGTTTAAGCTCGTTATTCGTACCGATAGAATCGTTATGAGATAAAGCGAGTTCGATTTTAGCTTGCATTACCGAGTCGAACGTACGCTCGGACTTCTTACCGTCTAATACGATATGTACTCCGTCGGAGGTTTCTACTATTTCGACGATAACGACCTTAGCCGTTTTCTTACCGAGTTCTTTATAAGCTCGAAGTCGAGTATTACCGCCGAGAACTTCGCCCTCTACCGTAACTAATAGCGTCGAGTGTTCTCCTAGTTCTAACTGTTTCTTAAGACGCTCGAAGTCTTTAGCCTCTACGTCTCGAGGATTATCTTTAAATAGGAATAGGTCTTCTACGTTAGCCGTAGTAATTCCGTCGGCTTTAGTAAAGTTTACTTTCTTCGTCATAGGACTGGTCTCCTTAGTCATAGAACAATGATAGCATAAAGATTTTAACCACTACAAATAACCCTCTCTTTTTCTATAGCCGGAGGCTAGGAGGGTATTAACGACTCGTCTTAACTACAACTTTACCGATAGTAAGGAGAGACCGTAGCTTAATAGTCCTTTTAAAGCGAACCTATTAGCGTTAATCATACCTTTATAGCGACCAGGGTAGCGTTAAAGCGATTTTTAAAGGTAGCGAATCCGTTACCTTTAGTTTTTAAAGAGCGTACGTTTACTATCGTATAAAGGCTAGAGTTTAGAGTCCTAGCAACCCAGTTAGTTATTCGTAGTCTTAGCTCTACATCTACCGGCGAATTATTTAGGAGGCTTCCGGTCGTCCGCTAACTA